GGGGGGGGCGCCGGGACGAAACGGTTAAGGTTGCCGCTTGGCGAGTTCAGTCGCCGCGGCGACGATCCGTTTGTATAGGGCTTCTTCCGCGGCCGACGCGAATCGCAGCACCGGCGGGTTCTTTGGGTCCAGTCCCGGCACGAGGAGTTGCCATGGCTGCAGATCGAACGGCTTCGCGAGCGATTCCAGAACCTCGAGGCTCGCCGTCACCTCCTGGTTGACGATCCGCCCGATCGTCCGCTGAGGAACCTTCGAGCGGCGCGCGAGCGCGGATTGCGTCCGTAGCTCGACGTGCTCGTCCATCAGCTTCTGGAGGTTCTCGGCGACGGTTTGCTGGAGGGCGGCCATCAACCGATTGTCGACGGGCCCGGCTGGCATGTGCGTCTTGACAGGTAGACGAATACGTCTATCATGTGGGGCATGGACGTTGAAACACAACTGCAGGCCGTCAAGGCCGAGCTAGCGGCCCGCAGGCCGAGGGCAGTAGCCGAGCACTGCGGGCTGGCGTACGACACGGTGCTGCGGATCATCCGCGGCGATACGACTCCCCGGATCGAGACGCTGCACAAGTTGCAGCGGTATCTGTTCGCGGGCGTGTCTACGGCGCCGCAGAACGGGCAGGCAAAGGCCGTGCCCGACCGCGAGTCCGCCTGATGGACCGCAGCGACCCGCGTTGGCCCTTCGGCCGGCTCCCGGTTCCCGTGCCGCCGCCTGCGGACGACGCGCCGTGGCTCGGCTGACCGGCATTCTGGCCGCAGATCCGGAGGCGCTGGCGGCGCATCGTCGGCAGCCGCGCGGGTCGCGGCACTGGCTCCTGTCGGGCGGCGATCGCACGGATCGCGAGTGGCGAGACATCGCGCTCGGCGAGCGTCACCGCGCGCGGCTGGCGCAGTGGCTGCAGGACACGGGCGGCGTTGGACTGCCGCCGGCGGGTTCGCCGGTCGTGGTGGTCTGCGGCGCGCTGGCGGGTGAGCGCGGGACGGTCGTGCGCACGAGCGGACACCAGGTCCGCGTGCGGCTGCTCGACGGCCGCGAGGTCAGGCCGCTGCGCGAATTTGTGCGATTCGATGGAGGGACGCGATGACGCAGACGCAGATGGTGCTCGACGCATTGCGCGCCGGCCGCGCGATCACGCCGCTGGAGGCGCTGCACGAGTTCGGATGCTTCCGGCTGGCGAGCCGCGTGCTTGAGCTTAGGCAGATGGGGCATCCCATCGTGGTCGAGAAGATTAAGACGCCGACGGGGAAGCACGTCGCGCGGTATCGGATGGGCTGAACGACTAATGCGGCACTCCGGGCCGTAACGAAGAGCGCTGCTGCCTCGCTGCGCGGAAGGAAAGGGCAGCCGTCGATCGGACGTAAAGCGAAGTGCGCGGGAGGTGCAATCCCTCTTAACCGCGTGCCGCTTGGAGTTGTGGGCTAGCTGCCCGCGCGGGTTGGGCGAAGGGATGCGGCGTTGGCAGCGCCGTAGACAACCTGCATAGACGCCGATGCCTTCTTAACTTCACATCCGTGAGGTTAGGGAGAGTTTTTGCCGATGCTGGCTAAAGCACTGCAGGAAGCACAACAGCGAAGGCCCCACAGGCATGAGATTGACCACAAAAGCCGGTCCCTACGAAATGCCCGCGGACGTATACGCCGCGTACTGCAAGCTGCATCCGACCGCGGAGCATGAATTCGCCCGGATGGTGATCTGGCTGGAGACGAACCCGACGCGGCGGCCCGCAAGCCCGAAGTCCGCGCCAAAGTTCGTGGCTAACTGGTTCAAACGGGTGCCGCGCCTTTCGCCGCAGGCGGACGCCCGCCAAGCGACGCTCGCGGCGTTGACTGGGAGTGCGAATGTCATCGACTTGCGAGCCGCTGCCGGCGGCATGGGTGGAGCGCATCTTCGAGCGGATGACCGCCGCGTACGGGGTGCAGAAGATGTCGGCGATGTGGACTGGCGTGAATCCGGAGCAGGTCAAGGCGACCTGGGCGGGTGCGCTTGGTCGGTTCCCGCGCGACGTATTGGCCGAGGCGGTGCGGGCGATGCCGGCTGAGTGTGGCGCGTGGCCGCCGACGCTGCCGGAATTCGTGCGGCTGGTGGAGTCGAAGGTGCCTGCGCCGGAACATCGGCGAGCACTGCCGGTTCCGCGGCGCACGCCGGAGGAGATTGCGCGCGGTGCCGAGCAGTTGGCGCGCATCCGGGCCATGCTGGCCGGGGCCGTCAAGCGCATGCCGGAGCAGGCATGACCGGTCGCTACCACGAGCCGATGCGCGATACGGAAGGGCGGGTGTACGAATTCAGCCGGGGGCGGCGGTAGTGTGGTCGCGGTTCTATCAAACGTGGCGCTATCTGCGGCCGGCCGAAAAAGTATCGCGCGTGTTGGCTCGATTGACGCGCGACCGGTCGTTTTCTGCGGAGCGTTTCGTTTCGGTTGTTTGGGCGCTGTCGCATCGGTACAGCAGCATGGCACGGAACACGGCAAGGGCGTTCGGTGTCAACTACTACGACCCGCATGCAACGGATCAATTTGCGGGCCTTGGGTGCTATTTCCGCGGACGCTGGGTAAACGATCCTTGGCACGACGAAGATGCGCGCGAAGAAGCTCTGCGCGAGCATCGCGAATGGTTTTTGCTAGACGGAACCAATGCGCTTGCGCAATGGCGAGAGCAAACATGGAATGCCGCTGTGGCGGACGCCAATGCTTGGCCGGGGCGCGAGTGGTGCGCAATCTATGGGTTGTGCGCGTGCAAACGCAGACAGGCGCGAAAGACTGTCGGGGTTGTTGAGAAAGTTGGGCGTTCATTTCGATGCTACCGAAACATTCACCTTTGTGGGCCTTGTGCCATGAAATGGCGCAAGGCAGAACTACGCGAAGCGGAACTTGCCAAGACGCGGAGCGAAATCAACCGGCTAATAAAGGAGTTGCGCAATGGCTGCAAGAATCAAAACCACCGGGGAACTGAGGGAGTTTCTAGTCAATATGATGCTCGGGGTAAAGAACGGGGAAGTGAAGATCGACGAGGCGGCGAGAATCACGAAGCTGGCCGCGCAGATCCACGAGTCGTTCTACTCGGAAATCAAGATCGCGAAGGTTCAGATCGAGTCGGGGCAGCAAACGGCGGCGCTGGGCACGCTATCGATCAATCGCGAGTAAGCCCGTGACCTGCCGCACCTGCCGCCACGCGCGCCAGGACGACGCATCCGCCGCGCTGCTGTGCGCCGAGTCGCGCACGCTGCGGTGGTGGGGGCGGGCGAAAGTCGCGGTGCAATTGGCGATGGATCGGTGCCGCGGGGACTGGCATCAGGAGCGGCGGGGATGAGTAGGGTTGAGCGTATCGGCGACGCTACGCTTTATCTTGGCGATTGCTTTGAAATATTACCGACGCTGCCAAAGGTGGACGCGGTGATTACTGATCCGCCGTATGGATTAAACGTAGCGGTTAATAAGTCAAACGAGGTTATTGTCGGGGACGAATCCACGGCAATTCGCGATGCTGTTTTTGCTGCAGTTCGCGCGGACGCGGGCGTTTGGTTCGGGTCTCCAAAGTGTCCGAAACCTAGCGGCGTTCACATCACGCTGGTTTGGGACAAAGGGTCTCACGTCGGGATGGGCGATTTGAAGTTCCCCTGGAAATTGACACATGAGGAGATATACATTACGGGAGACAAGTCAAAGTGGGTTGGAAAGCGGCAGGAATCCGTTCTTCGTGATCCAGCGCTATTTCAAAATCTTCCGGCCGCTAATATTGCGCGTGGCGAACAGTTGCAGCATCCGACGCAAAAGCCGGTAAAGCTGATGGTCCGCATTATGCTGAAGCTTGACGCAAACGTAATTCTTGATCCATTCATGGGCAGCGGGACTACTGGCGTTGCTTGTGCGCAAATGGGCCGCAAGTTCATCGGCATCGAGCGCGAGCCAAAATACTTCGACATCGCTTGCCGACGGATTGAGGACGCCTACCGGCAGGCGCCGCTGATCCCGCACGAGCCGCCAAAGCCTGAGCAGCACGGGCTAAATCTATGACGCCCACCGCCCGCAGCCTTGCCTACCTGCGCGAGCAGGGCTGGCACGCGGAGGTCGTCGAGATGACCATCCGCGCGCCGGGCCGGACGTTCAAACGCGACTTGTGGGGCTTCGTGGACATCATCGCGATTCGCGAGGCGGACGTGCTCGCGGTGCAGACGACCAGCGCCACGAACGTCGCCGCGCGGGTGCGCAAGATCACCGAGTCGCCGTTGGTCGGCCTGGTGCGCGAGGCTGGGTTCCGGATCGAGGTGTGGGGCTGGCGCCGCGACGGCCGGCTGCGCGTGGTGGATCTGTCATGACGGAAAGATGGGCGCCGTGTTTAGGGCTTGAATGGCAGGTGGACGCTGAGAGTGGAGGACGTGTCATGACCATAGACGAGATGATTCAGTGGCTGTCCGACGCCGCCGCGCGGGCAATCACGCAGGCCGGCCCGCTGGCGACGTGCCCGCTGCGGGAGTACGCGGCGACGCTGATTGCGATTGAAAACGAGTTGCGGCAGATGAAAGAATTGCGCAAGGTCGCATATATGGCGCAAAGAGTTTTAGAAGAATGGGCGAGCCCTAGGGATTTAGGCATTGATGCAGAGTGGCCCGTTAAGTTTGTTGGGCCTCACCTGGTGTTTTACTGCATTCCGCCGCGCTTAAAAAGCGGCGGCCGGTCTGCCAAACTCATTGCATGCGAGAGATCAATGCTCGGGCCGGCTCACAATTACGTAATTAGGAAATTGCGCGAGCTGAATATCGTAAATGAATTTACGCCAGATGAGCAAAAACGGATGGGCAGGTTGCTTCTTTGAATCGGCGTTGTTAGCATGACAACATACGTCGCAACTATGGCCGCGTACTGCGGCATCCGCGCCGCGGTGGTGCTTCTGGAGCTTTGGTTGGCCGATTCCGGGCGCTCGCCGCGGGTGCTGGCTATGGGGGTAGCGGGGTACACCGCCGCGGCCGCTTGGGGCGCTCTAACGTGGCTGCAATGACTGACAAGCGCCTGTCCGAGCTCCTGCAAATCTGGCGCACGTGGTTGCGCCGGTCGAACCTAAACCTCGGGTTCCGGCCGCGGAGCCTCGGTATGTCCGGCACCGGCGCCACTGACTTTGAGGCGCTGTTTTCGTCTGCCGAGGATTCGCTCGCCAGGGCGGTCGACGCCGCCGTGGACGATCTGTCGGCAATCGAGCGCGACGCCGTGTCGAATGCGGTGCTAGGCACCCAGCGGCCGCTAGGTGAGCCGCTGGAAGTCGTGTACGAGCGCGCGCGGGAATCGCTGATGGAAATATTGCGCAGAAAAGGCCTAGAATGAATTGCGCCGACCGCAAAACGCTGTAGGATTCAAATCCGAAGGCGGCGGACCCCCCGCAGCGTTCATCTAGCCTCCTCCCAAACGATGGTTAACGCCGCCTTGTGCGGCGTTTTTTTTGCGGACCACACCCGCGAGGGGAGTCCAGATATGGCAGCCAGACTAAACCCGCGCCATTCCGATATGGTGCGCGGCAAGATCCAAGCCAGTCAGCTAGTAAATCGGCTTACTAAACATGCGTTTGGCGAAGTCGAGATGACGCAATCGCAGGTGCAGGCGGCTAAGATTCTGCTCGACAAGGTGTTGTCGAACGCGCCGACGGTAAGCGAAATTAGCGGCCCAGACGGCGGGGCTATCGAAGTGTCGTGGCCGTTGCCGAAGTGCGAACTGGATGCAGTTTGAGCCACGGACCGCGTTTTTGCCGTTTCACCAGCGCAATGCGCGCTGGACGTGCATCGTCGCGCATCGCCGCGCAGGCAAGACGTTAGCGAGCGTCGCGGACCTGGTGACGCGGGCGCTTGCCACGCAGAAGCAGGCTGCGCGATACGCGTACATCGCCCCGTATTACACGCAGGCCAAGGCGATCGCGTGGGACTACTTGAAAGCGTTGTCCCGGTCAGTCTCGAGCAAGGCGCCGTCCGAATCCGAGTTGAGCGTCGAACTGCAGAACGGCAGTCGCATCCGACTGTACGGCGCGGACAACCCGGACGCGCTGCGCGGGATCTATCTGGACGGGGTGTGCCTGGACGAATACGGCGACATGCGGCCGAACGTCTGGGGCGAGATCATTAGGCCGCTGCTGTCCGACCGCAAAGGCTGGGCGGTGTTCATCGGCACCCCAAAGGGTAAGAACCACTTCGCGGCGGTGCATGAGCAGTCGCGCACCGAGCCCGGCTGGGTTTCGCTGATGTTGCGAGCGTCCGAGACGGGGTTGATTGCGCAGGCCGAGCTAGACGACGCGCGGCGGCAGATGACGCCGGAGCAGTACGCGCAAGAGTTTGAGTGCGAATTCAACGTGCCGGCGCTGGGCGCGATCTACCGCGCGGAGATGTCCGCGGCGCGCAAGGATGGCCGGGTGGGCACGGTGTCGTACGACGCGATAGCACGGCCATCTGGTTCGCGCAGCAGGTTGGCACCGAGATTCGGTTGATCGACTACTACGAAGCCAGCGGCGAAGGGCTGCAGCACTACGTGCGCGTCCTGCAGGGCAAGCCCTACGTCTACGGCCGGCACATCGCCCCGCACGACATCGAGGTGCGCGAGTTGGGCACGGGCAAGAGCCGGCTCGAGATTGCGCGCGAGCTCGGCGTGCGGTTTGAGGTAGCGCCGAAACTCGGGCTCGAGGACGGGATTAACGCGGTGCGGATGACGTTCGGCCGCCTGTGGCTGGACGAGCGCAACTGCGCGCGCGGGCTGGAGTGCCTGAACAACTATCGCCGCGACTGGAACGACAAGCTCGGCGAGTTCAAGGCGCAGCCGATCCACGACACATACAGCCACGGCGCGGATGCGCTGCGGTATCTCATTCTTGGCCTACGCGAAAGCAAGAAACTCGCGCCGCTCAAATACAGCAACGCAGGAATCGTCTGAATGCCCCGCATGACCGAATCACAGCTGATTACCGCGATAGAGCACGCGGAACGGCTGGCCGAGCAGGCGGGCGAGGTGTCCGAGGACCGCATCCGCAGCCTGCGGTACTACCTCGGCGACAACACAAACCCGGCGCCGGACGGCCGCTCGCAGGTGGTCAGCCGCGACGTCTACGACATCGTAGAGAGCATCAAGCCGAGCATCCTGCGAATCTTCCTGTCGGGCGAAAAGGTCGCCGAGTTTGCCCCGCGCGGCTCGGAGGATATCGCCGCGGCCGAGCAGGAAACCGAGTACGTCAACCATATTGCGCTCGAGCGCAACGCCGGCTTCCAGGTCCTGCACGACTTTTTGCACGACGGGCTGGTGAGCAAAACCGGCTACGTGTTCGCGCATTGGGAAGAGTCGGAGGACACGACTATCGAACGGTACGCCGGGCTGACGGACGACGAATTCGCGATGTTGGCGCAGGACGCCGAGGTCGAGATTGTCGAGCACCTGCCGGCGGTTGACGGCTACGGGCAGCCGGTGCATGCGGTGGCGCTGCGCAGGTCGGTGACGTACGGGTGCGTGAAGTTCCAAGTGGTGGCGCCGGAGCGCATCTACGTGTCCGCGCAGCACGACAAGGTTTCGCTTGCGCACGCCGACTTCGTGCAGCGGCGCGAGCGGAAAACGCTGTCGGAACTGCGGCTAGAGGGATTCGACGTTCCGGACGACCTGAGCGACGGCGGAGAGTCAGGCAACGACTACGAAGCCGAGATTCGGGACCGCGATAACCCGTGGCGGGACCGCGAGGATGCGGGCGAGTCGGACCCGAGCATGCGCCGCGTCCGGGTGCGCGAGTGCTGGATGCGCTGCGATTACGCGGGCAGGGGCAAGGCCGAACTGCGCCACATCGTCGTGGTCGGCAAGACGATCTTGCTAGACGAGGATGCGGACTGCATCCCGATCGCGGCGTTCGCGCCGTTTCCGCTGCCGCATCAGCACTACGGCCAGTCGGTCTACGACATCGCGGGCGACATTCAGGACGTTAAAACGGCGTTGCAGCGTGGCGTGCTGGATGCCACGTATCTGTCCGCCGCGCCGCGGTTCGCCGTCGACCAGGCGCGGGTGAATCTCGACGACATGCTGGTGAGCCGCCCCGGCGGACTGGTGCGGGTGGATGGCGACCCGGGCACGTCGATGATGCCGTTAACCACGCCGCAGACGGCCGGCGCGGGGCTGCCGGTCATCGAGTACATGGACGCGGTGCGGGAGACGCGGACGGGTATTACGCGGTATACGCAGGGGCTGGATGCGAACAGCCTGAACAAGACCGCGACCGGCATCATGCAGATCATGGGCGCGTCGCAGGCTCGGCTAGAGATGGTCGCGCGGCAATTCGCCGAGGCCGTCAAGGAATTGTTTCTTCTCATCCACGCGCTCACGCTCAAGCACGCGCGCCAGCCGCAGATCGTGCGGATGCGCAATCAATACGTGTCGGTCGACCCGCGCCAATGGGTAAAGCGCGCGGACATGAGCATCAGCGTCGGGCTGGGCAACGGCAACAGGCAGGAGCAGCAGCAGTTTCTGATGAACATGCTGCAGATCGCACTCGGGCCGGCGATTCCGCTGGGGCTGACCGAGCCGGGCAAGGTCAAAGCGATGTTGGACAAGCTGACCAACCTTGCCGGCTTCAAGTCGGGCGATCTGTTCTGGAGCGTCCCGCAGCCGCAGCCGCAGCAGGCGCCGCCGCCGGACCCGCGGATGGTCGAGGTGCAGCAAAAGGGCCAGTTGGAAGCGCAGAAAGCGCAGGCCGAATTGCAACAGGAGCAGGCGAAGGGCCAGGCCGAACTCGCGCTAGAGCAGCAGCGTATGCAGCAGCAGATGGACCTGGAGCGCATGCGGGCCGAGCAGGACATGGTGCTAGCGCGCTTCAAGGCCGAGTTAGAGGCGCAGGCGAGGATCGAGATCGCGCGCATCCAGGCGCAGGCAAACATGCAAGCGGCCGCGATGCGGCCGGCAGGAGCGATTGATGGGACTGCGTGACGAATTTCACGGCGAACTGACGGGCTCTACCGCCGTCACGGCCGACTTGAACGTGCTGTACCCGGCCACCGTCTACGTGCAGCCGCTGGGCGGCGATAGCGTGCTGGTGGAGTACAGCGTAGACGGCCGGCTGTGGTATCCGTGGCCGAACGCCACCGCCACCACGCTGTCGACCGACGTTCTGGACGCGCCGGTGCGTGCGCTGCGGGCCACGCGCACGGCGGGCTCGGGTGTGACCTCGCGCTTCGGGGTCATCGGCAGCAAATGACGTTCCTGCGCCGCGGACCGTGGAAAGCGCGCAGTCCGTGGAAGGGGCGCGGTCCGTGGTGCGCTAAGTCGCCGTGGGGCGTCGCAGATATTCCGTGGACCCTCGACGCCACCGCCGCCGCTATCCGCGAGGCGATCAGCAACGCGGATGCGTGGGGCACGACCGGCGCGGTCACCGGCTGGCGCCTGCCCGGCCACGGCGGCGTGCGGTTGTCCGCCGATGCGATGACCGGGCCGCGGCTGGAGCAGCAGCAGGACGGCGGCTTTCGGTGGGCGGCGCATAACCTGCATACCAGCAGCGAGCCGTCTTCTGCATTTACTGCCGGGGGGACCACTCCGCCGACGGTCGGCACTGGCACGTTGAATGGCAAGACTGCCCCGACGATCACATTTGATCAGACGATGGGCACTGGGTTTGGCGGCTCGCGCGCATTACAAACCGGAAGCGTCGGATTCACATTCGCCGCAGGGGCGTCGTATTCTCAGCAGCAACGCGTAAAGTTGTCGCGGCTTTTGACCGGCGGCGAAGCGGTCACTATCTATTCGACCGGGGACCAGGGCTTTTCGCAGTCAACGATTAATGCAAGCAATAGCGACCAATACGTTGGCATTAATGGAGGGTTGCTTGTAAATTCACTTATGGCCGCAAGTGGCGGCGGGGTATCGAAGCCGTACATATTCCTCGCAGGAGCAATGCAGTCGTCATTAACCGTGACGATGACAGAGTTTCAGGCAAACGTGGGCGCACTTACCGCCTACGTGCCGACGGCAGGCGCCGCCCGCTACGCGCCCGCAGTGCCGTGGGACGCGGCGCTCGGTGTGTGGGGGCTGCGCTCGGAGCCGGCGGCGACGAATCTGCTGACGTGGTCGAACGCGTTCGACGATGCCGCGTGGCTTAAGGCGCGTTGCACGGTGAGTGCGAACACGCGCGCAGCGCCGGACGGCACGACGACAGCAGACGATTTGGTCGAGGACACGACCAACAACAGTCATCCGGTGTATCGCACGGTTGGCTCACTGGCGAACGCCACTGCGTACACGTTCTCCTGTTTCGTTCTGCCGCTGGGGCGGACGCGCGTTCAGCTCATAGTTTCGGCGGCGGCGTTTAGTGCGGTGCCGAGCGCGACGTACCTTCTGACGGGTGGTGGCAGCGTAACGGCGACGAGCAATGGTGCGACCGCTCGAAT